TAAATCAAAAGAAGAGTACGATGATAAAGATAGAAAGCTAGTATCTTTCTTGTGGGAAAATGAACACACCAGTCCATTTAGACATTCGTACTACACCTTTCATATAAAAGCTCCTTTATTTGTATTTAATCAATGGAAGAAATATCAAATTGGGAGCACTTGGTTTTCTAATGAGATGTATGATACAGATAAGGGCTGTTCTTGGAATGAAGTGTCTGGTAGATACACTCAATTAAAAGGTGAGTTTTATATCCCTAATTTATTTAGGTCTAATAATAAACACAATAAGCAATCTAGTCAGATAAATCCTGATCTAGATCATAAGTTTTTAGCTAGAAACTATACATATCATTGTGATGAGGTCTATAAGAAGTATCTTAAACTTCTTGAAGAGGGTGTGTGCAAAGAACAAGCAAGACTAATTCTTCCACAGAATATCTACAGTGAATCTTATTGGACTGTCTCACTACAAGCAGTATTACACTTCCTTAATCAGAGATTAAAGCCTGATGCTCAAGAGGAAATTCAAATGTATGCTTGCAGAATTAAGAGTCTGATTAAAGAAGACTTAGATAAGTTAGGTATAGAAATATAATGTCTACTCAGAAAGAAATCATAGAGAAGTACCCATTACTGTTTAAGAATCTCCGAAGTGGCAAGGAGAAGTTTGAATGTGGTAAGGGGTGGAATAACATAATTGAAGAGGCTTGTGAAAATATAATGGATTATTTTGACAAGTTTCCAGAGCATAGTCAAAATAATATTGACAGCTTTGTAGTAGTAAAAGAAAAGTACGGATTCCTAACTATACAGGGGGGTACTTTTCCTGATATTGTCTATGATTTGATTAAGGATGCAGAAGTTAAATCTTTCTGTACTTGTGAGTATTGTGGTGATAAAGGAAGACCAATTACTATATGGGGATGGGAAAAGACTCTCTGTGAGAGTTGTGAGAAAGAAGATAGCAGAGTATGATTAAATACTTAATTATAGGTGATACACATTTAGATACAAAGTATCCCGGCTATCTTGACCATCAAGTAGATTCTATAAAGAAGAACATAGCAAAGTATAAACCCAATCAAATTATATTCTTGGGGGATATATCTGATAAAAGAAAACCATCCCCTGAAGTATTATTAAAGATCAAGGAGTTATTTGATTATCTAGATATGGACACTTATGTCCTAATGGGTAATCATGATGCTTCTAATAAATCCGATGATGGACTAACTTATTTAAGTTTATTCAATAGTGATTTTATTACGATATGTAATAAACCTAAGACTATTTTAATAGGAAATAGAACTGCACATTTAATACCCCATTATGAAAATGAAACCGAACTCATTAACTACCTCAATACTTCAGTTTCCCCTGACGATATTATATTTGGTCATTTCGGCTATAGAGGCTGCATTAACTCTATCGGTGATTATGATTTCAGTATTGATGTTAGCAGCATTAGGTGCAGGGCTTATCTTGGTCATATTCATCGTAGCACCTCTCATAACAACATCGAGATTCTTGGAACCCCATATCCCACATCCTTTTTCGAGGCTGACCACAAGGGCTTTCTGGGGCTTCTAAAGGTCTACTCGAAGGAAAAGATAGTATTTGAGAAGGTTCCATTTATAGGTGGACCTAATTACACTAATTGCAAGCTAGAGGATTTAGACTCTCTAGCGAAAAAAATAGATCCAGACAAGTATTATAACGTCGTTAGAGTATTACTTAATCCATCAGATAAAGTTTATATTCCAGACTTAATAAAGAAGTTAATTGAAGAGTATAAAGTTAATTATGTTGATGTTAAATATGTGAATCCTGATTTGGAATTGGTTGCCAGCCAAAATCCTTATCTAATATCACCGGGAGAGTTCAATGATGCGTCCTTCGAGGAATACTTAAACAAGCTAGAGTTTCCGTATAAGAAGGAAGAAGTGTTGAACGTCCTAAATAAAGTAAAGACGTTAAATGATACTAAATAAAATTGACATCAAGAATTTCTACTCCATAGGTGATGTTAGCCTAAAGTTCAATGATAATGGCATAGTATTCATTGAAGGAAAGAATAAGGATATAGGGGGCAGCAACGGTAGTGGTAAATCGTCTATATTCGAAGCCATAGTTTGGGGATTATATGGTAAGACGATTCGCAAGTCTACGGAAGAGGCACTAGTAAATAACAAACATAAGAAGGAATGTCTAGTCAGGATAGAACTGGACAACGGAAGAGTAGTTATTGAACGTACCCGTAGACCCAATTTTCTGAGATTTGTCGTTGATGGTATCGATAAGACTCAGGAATCCATTACCAGCACTCAGGTAGAAATAGAGAAATACTTTAATCTAAATTACAAGACCTTCGTAGCATCTACAGTATGGGGTCAACAAAACGACTTTGATTTTATATCAGCATCTCTAGAAGATAAGAGAAATATCTTAAAGAACTTCCTTAATCTAGATGAAGTGTTTAAGATGAGAGATAAGATCAAAGAATACAAGTCTACTCAATCATCTGTACTTAGATCTAAAGATGCTTTAATATCTGAGTATAACAAAAACATAAAAGAGATAGACAATAAGGTTGCTATTTCACAAACTAAGATTTCTACTATCAAGAAGAACAATAATCTAGTAGGAAATATTACACTTGAAAGTATACAAGAATCAGAGACTAAGAAAAGTAGTCTCGAAAAAGAATATTCCGATTTCAGTCAAATCAAATTATCTATTGAGACTGAAATCAAAAATATTCAAAAAGAAATTAAAGATAACAAGGACCATGAAGTCTGCTCCAAGTGCAGTTCAATACTCAACAGAAAGCACGAAAACTGGAGAGAGTCAGCTTCCTTCGACTTAACTAAGTTAAACGAAAAGCTTATAGATGTTACAGGCAAGTGTAACTATATAAGTTCTCAATTAAGAAACATAAAAATACCAATCACTTCTAGCGATTTTAAGAAGCTAGAAGAGTTGCATTCTTTACAGGCTTCTATAAACACGTTATCAAACCTGAAGGAAGAATATAATTTAAACCTATCAGGTGTTTATGACGATAAGAATACTGTATCCAAAGAAATAGATATCCTAAAGTTCTGGGAGATAGTATTCTCAGAGCAGGGATTTGTTAAGTATATTATTCGTAATGTACTTAACTATTTTAATGATCGTTGTAATCATTACCTCTCCTATACCACTAATGGTAAGTTCATGATACTTTTTGACGATTCCCTACAAGAGAAAGTATTTGTGAATGGGGAAGAAATAATCTTTGGATCCTTATCTGGTGGTGAGAGAAAGAAAATTAACTTTGCTGTATTATTGGCTCTACAAGGTCTTCTCGGGTTTACTAACAAGAATAAATTTAATCTGCTACTACTGGATGAGGTAGTAGAATCTATAGATGATGAGTCGATACAAGGAATATACAACCTACTCCTTGAGCTATCTCAGGATAAGTTAATCCTTGTAATTACTCATAATGTTACCCTTAAAGATCTATTATCAGAACATACTAAGATATCCCTTGTAAAAAAGAATGGCATTACAAGGGTAAAAAATTAAAAAAAAGTATTGTTTGTTACTATTACAGATAGATATCTGTATCTATTTTTATTAAGGAATTTATGGCATTAAAGCAATTAGGTGTTGTTGGGCAAGAAATATTCAAGGCTCGTTATGCTTATCCCGGAGAAGAATCTTGGGGTGAGAGGGCTAAGGTCATGGCTAAGACTATGGCTTCATGCGAACGAGATGAAGATAAGGAAAGTGTATTTCAGAAGTTCTATGAAGTTCTGGGATCTGGAGATTTTGTTCCGGGTGGTAGAATTATATTCGGGGCAGGTAGAGATCGTCAGAACCTATTAAACTGTTATGTTTTAGGAGTAGAAGATAATGTTGGCTCTATTGCTAAACTTCTATCTGATGTATACAAGATTTCTTGTGGTGGAGGGGGTATAGGATTTAACTTCTCCAAGATTCGTCCAAAGGGTGATGATATCAGCAATATCAAAAACTCATCTCCCGGATCAATCTCAGTAATGAGAATGATTAACTCAGTAGGGGATCAGGTTCGTGCTGGTAAGAATCGTAGAACTGCACTTATTGCTATTCTTAATATCACCCACCCAGATATTCTTGAGTTCCTTGATGTAAAGCTAAATAAGCATGAACTTAATAATTTCAATATCTCTGTAGGTATTACAGACCGATTTATTGAAGCTGTAGAGAACGACGAGCCTTGGCATTTTACATTTAATAACCGTCGTTATAATGTATATCGTCTAAAGAGAATCAATAATGAATCTACTACATATGTGGATGTTATTGGTCTTAATGCACAAGATGCAGTAAAGAGAGCAGAACAACATCACAAGATTGGTTGGACAGACCAGTTTGAAGTAGAATCTCAAGTTGATATCAAGGCTAAGGATCTCTGGGAAAGAATCTTTAAGTCAAGTGTTGAATGTGGAGATCCGGGATTCTTTAATCTAGATCTTGCCAAGCGCCATACCAATATTAGTACAATCCAAGATTTAGATTGTACTAACCCTTGCGGAGAAATCCCTATGGGACCGTATAACAACTGCTGCCTTGGTCACATCAATCTACCTCAGATGGTGCTAGAAGATGGCTCTGACGTTGACTGGAAGAGACTAGCGAACGCTGTAAGAACAGGGGTTAGATTCCTAGATAACGTACTTACTTTAAATCATTACCCCCTTGAAGAATGCAAGGCTGAAAGTTTTAAGGTACGTCGTGTAGGTTTAGGGGTTATGGGCCTTCACTATATGCTTATCAAGTTAGGAATTAAGTATGGTAGTGATAAGTGCATTGAATTCCTTGGAAGACTCTTTACCACAATTCGTGATGAGGCTTATTTAACCTCTGTTTACATTGCAAGAGATAAGAGTCCGTTTAGTGCTTTTGATGCTAAGAAGTATCTAAATGAAGAGTATGCAAAGACTCTTCCTCCAAGAATTCGAATGCTAATTAAGCAACATGGTATTCGTAACTCAGTATTATTAACTTGTGCTCCAACAGGTACGATTGGTATGTTGATGGAAACATCAACTGGTATTGAACCAATCTTTGCTTGGGCATACATGAGACGTTACCGTCATGCAAACGTATGGAAGGAACAAGTAATCGTTGATCCTCTATTCCAAGAGTTCCACAAGAAGGGTATGGATTTAAGTGTATTCGTTGGTGCTTATGATGTAACTCCAGATGAGCATCTAAAGGTTCAGTCTGAGATTCAGAAGTATATTGATAATAGCATCTCCAAGACTATTAATCTTCCAAAGGAAACACAATGGCAAGACCTAAGTCCAGTAGCACTTCAGTATATGCAATACTTAAAGGGTATGACAATCTATCGTGCTGGATCCAAGGGTAATGAGCCACTTAGTGCAATCCCTCTTACTGAAGATAACATTCAGAAGTACATGAAGACTGAAGAAGTTCTTGTTGAAGTAACAGATAGTGCTGCTTGTGGTTTAAATGGGGGGGAGTGTGGTAGCTAATGGCTACATACATCTTCGAATGTGAGAAGTGTGAAATTCATTACGAGGGGGAGGGGGATATGAGAAAGCCTCCCCAACGTAAGAAATGTCCTGAATGTGGTAAACAGGGCAGAAGAACGATAATGGCACCTAACTTTAGAGTAGCCAATCCAACTTCAAAGCCTAAGTTTAGACAATCAGATTATAATGATCTTCTCAGAGAATCTATTGAAGATAGTAAGAAGATCATGGAAAATAATAATAAGAAATCACCTTATGCAACTTATACAGTATCAAGAGATACTGCTGAGAGTATGGGTGCAAAGTTAATAACAGAATCTAATAAAAGCCAAGTACATTCAACAAGAAAGCGTCATGCTGAAGCTGCTCAAAATAATCTCAAAAGCAAAGAAAGAAAAAAGTAAGCTAGTTAGGTGTTGTTTTTGTCATCAAGACATGGATTTGAACGATCCAATACAATTAAAGGAAGCTAGGCACTATTATGATGGTGCCAAGCACTTTGGACCTAAAGATATGTTTTATTGGCATACCAAGTGCCTAAACGAAAGTAAGTAATAAATGGGCTATAAGTTTGTAGATTCTATCCAGCGTGGTATTATTTATCTATTAAAGTCAGATAAGGATTTCTATTTACAGATTATCAATCTCGTAAAGCCAGAATACTTTGAGTTTGACTCACATAGATTAATATTTGAAACTGTTGTTGGTCATTACGATAAGTACAAGATATTACCTAACGATCATGTAATTATTGAACAAGTAAAGACACATCTAACAGACAAAACAAAGATAAGTGATTATGAAGATGAGCTTGAGTGGGTAAATAACCTAGACAAGACATCTTTAGAGAACAGAACTTACTATCTAGATCTTATTGAACGCTTTGCTAAGAAGGAAGCTATTAAACTAGCTATTTCTAAGAGCATTCAATTAATCAAGGAAGATAGATTTGGTGATGTAGAGTATGAAGTAAAGAAGGCTCTAACTATCAGTAGAGATCAAGACTTAGGTCAAAACTACTTTACTGATGTTACAGACAGATGGGTTAGATTAACCGACAGTAACTCAGTAAATAGATTCTCTACACCTTTTAATGAGCTTAATAAAACTATGGAAGGTGGTCCAGCTAGAAAAGAACTATGCATGGTAGTTGCTGGATCAGGTAGAGGAAAGTCTATTTATCTAGTTAATCAGGGTGTAAAGGCTCTTACTGAAAACCGTAAGGTTCTTTATATCTCTTTGGAAATGAGTGAAGATAGAATTGCTCAAAGATTTGACTCTGTAATGAGTTTAATTCCTCAAGATAAACTTAAGGAAAATCAGGATCTACTTAAGAAGAGACTAGCAACATTCAAGGAAGCATTCCCTGAAAGTAGACTAGTAATTAAGGAGTTTCCTACTGGCAGAGCAAATGCTAACACTATTCGTGCTTTAATTAACCAGATTCATAATTACGAAGAGTTTACTCCAGACCTTATTATAATTGACTATCTGGAACTCCTACGTCCAACTACAGAGGGTTTAGCAGAGTATCAGGCTCAGGAAAGAATTGCACAGGAGCTTAGAGGATTAGGTGTAGAGTATAATTGTATTATCTGGACAGCCTCACAGCCTAACAGAGAAGGTGCAAGATCTACACTAATTACAGATACAGAACTTGCTGATTCTTATGGTAAGATTCGTACTTGTGACTTGGCTATCTCCCTAAATCAGACTGAGCAAGAGTATGATCAGGGTGTAATGAGAGTATATGTAATGAAGTCTAGAAACAGCAAGACTAGATTTACTTTCCCAATATCCATGAACTATGGAACATTGGAAATGAAGGACTACGAAGGCGAATATCAGGAGGAAGAATAATGCAGAAGAAACTACCAACTTTAACAGTCAGAGAGTTAATTAACTTTCTAAAAGATTTCCCATCAAATACCCCAGTGATGTTTTATTGTGAAAATGATATTGTACCTCAAGGATTCATTAAAGACGTATATGAACAAGCGTATATAAGTAAAACAAAGTATGAGTCTGAAGATGACTTTTACAATGTAGTATGCCTTCACGTTGAAAAAGATGAAGTCGAAGGCGATATTATAAAAAATGAAGAAAAAGATAAATACCAAGATTTATATGATGATCTGGGTTTAGACCTATATGACGATGATGATGAGGGGGAGGAGTGGAAGAAACAATGAGGGAGTATATATTCTTGAAGAAGGAAGAAACATTAGATTGGCAAAAGTATATTGAATTAGCTGACAATTTAGCTAAAATAGATAAGACTTATTTGGATACTGAGTTAGGACATCATGCATCAATCTTTGCATACTACTCAGGACTGCTCAATGAGGCTAAGTCCCAGTCTGAGCTTAACCAGCACTACCTAGACAAACTAGAGGCAGACATACGATCTACCGAGGACGCTAAGTATAGACTAGAAAATAAGTCCAAGCCTACAGATAAATATCTTGAATCCAAGGTATTATCTAATGAGGGCTATAGCGATCTTAAGGAGAAGAAGCTGGCACTCGATCATAGATTTAACCTATTAAAAGGTTTAATCTCAAGCCTAGAACACCGTAAAGACTGTCTAATTCAAATCTCTAGCAATTCACGCAAGGAGATGGGTATTTACGGTTAACATTTTTATACGAGGAAAATAATATGAACTTAGATGAACTTAAGAAGAAGTATACTGAACTAACTAAGGAAAAGACTGCTACAAACAGTGATGACTTCCTAAAGAACTTTATGAGCATGGAGATTGGATCAAATGTGGTCCGTATCCTACCATCAAAAGAAGAAGGCAAGTGGTTCTATGTAGAAAACAAGGTACACAAGATCTACGATCAATCAGGTAAGGCAAAGAATATTCATTGCCTTAAGATGCATGGTGAACCTTGCCCACTTTGTGATGCATACTATGAAATGTGGAAGCGTCATAAGCTAGGGGATACTGCTCTTGCAGAGAAGTTTGGCAAGGGTTCGTTCTCAATTCGTGCAAAGGAACGTATCTA